CACCAATTCCTACTGCTTGATTTTCTAGTAAATCTAATGCCATTAAGGCTCTTGATTTATCTGCTTCGGCTTGCCTGATTAAGGCTTCTATAATTTTACTTTTTTTCATGTTTTCATTACATTTTGATATGCTTGTTCGTATTGTTGTTCTAAAGTAAGTTGGGTCTTTAGGTTTTTTAATTTTTTTAATTCTTCAAACATTTGTTGTCTTTTACCATGCTCTTCAGCACTATAAAGCAATTCCTCTATTCTGCTCATTTTAATAACTTTTTAATTTCTTTATTATCCTTACCCATATTATTTAATATTTGGGATAATTCTTTTTTAGTCATTATTGTAATATACGAAAGAGCATCTGCTGCTCCAACTTCATAGTATTTTGCTATGTCCTCTACTAAATCTTTGTTTATGGTTTCAGTTTTTGATTTAATATACTGCAGCCAGACTTTATTTTTAGGCAACATTTCTCTATAAAAGTTATATATTTGCTTCTTCATATTTGGTAACATACTTTGCGCGTAATCTGCGATTTCAACGTAATATACATGCATACTAACAAATCGATGCACCATATATGAATTAAATTTTTCCCAGTCGTTATCTGTGAATTCTGAGGATGGTGTTTTATACAACGTTATATGTTGTAACCAGTCAAATATATTCTTAATCTTGTCTTTTTCGTTCTTTTTCACCTTGATATACCCAGATTCCTACTATACCTAATCCTATTAATGTAAATATTCCTATATAAACCATATAAACTTTTTTATGAAGGAAATACTTCTATTGTTTTTATCTCTTTTACTAATTCATCCCATTTGCCTTCATATCTTGTAGATCTTACTACATGATTATCAATCCAATGGTAATTTCCACCTCTAGGTTTGCCCATTAACAGACCATGGTATTTAAAACCATGTTTGTCTAACCAGGCTTCTGTAATATCTCTAACTGTTTCAGTTCTAGAAGTAAAGAAAGTAATTACATGCCCTTCATCAAACCATCTATTTAAGGTTTCTTTTGCACCTTCGTATGGTAAAACTACAGACATTCTATCTGGTTCTTCATTAGGAACATCATCTGTAATTGTACCATCAATATCGATTAGGTAGTTCTTACAGCCTGGGTTTAACACAGGCGATATCAAATGCCCATCATCTCCTATAACTTGGTTAAATTTTATTTCTTGTTTCATTTAATTTTTACTATATAGTAATGTCTTTGTAATCTTCTCTAACTTCTTTGGGTAAAGAATCTTTGATTATTTTTTTAGTTTCTAAATCGTAAAATACAGGTATTGGAAGCATTGCATCTTCCTCTGTTCCTGCTACAAATTTAGATACTTTTCTTAATACAAATGCTTGACCGAATAGTAATCCTCCGTCAAAGCCTTCTACCATTGTTGTATTTTTAAAATCAATATTCATTTTTTGTTGTGGGTTGTTCATATCACTTGTGGTTTTTTTATTTCTATTATTTTCGCTAACGCGCTTGCTATGTTTACTTCTTTATCTATTCTAAAATTAGAATGATATTGATGCTCATTCAAAATTATTGCTACACTTCCTTCTCTACCAATGGCATATTCGGAGACATTATCAAATAATGCTCTATATAATTCCTCAAAATCACGTACTTGAGAATCGGCTATTATTTGTCTTAGTTTTCTAAAATCAGTTTTTTTCTGTTTTAGCTCTTCTATAATTTGTTTTATATAGTTTGACGATACTAAAATTGATTCATCTACTACTAATTCATTATTTTGAGTTGATAGCTGAATAGTGTTTAGCATTTTTCGTATATCTGGATGATGTTTATTAACTATGTTAACAAGAGCTTCAATTTTAAACTTTGTTTTTTCCTTATCTAGTATCCCTTTTATATGTTTTGCTACCTCTTTTTTGCTTGGTGGTACTATTTTTAATGTTTGGCACCTTGATTGAAGCGGATCTATTATTCTTTCTATGAAATTACAAGTGAGGATAAAACGTGTGGTACGAGAAAACGTTTCTATTGTATTTCTTAGAGATGCTTGTGCTTGGATGGTGAGAAAATCCGCCTCATCAAGGATGACAACTTTAATCTTTTTAAACGATATAGTGCTTGAGAAACTTGTGACTTTATCCCTAATAGTTTCGATGCCTCGTTCATCAGAAGCGTTGATGTAAAGGTAGTCACACTCCAAATTATTAACAATAAGTTTAGCAAGGGTCGTTTTTCCAGTACCAGCAGGACCATAAAATATAAAGTTTTGAATATCATCTTGATCTAGATATTTTTGTATTTGAGTTTTGATGTGTTCATTTCCAACATATTCTGTTAGATCTTTTGATCTATATTTTTCTACTAGTAATGAATGTTCTTTCATAAAATTGAGAGTCCTAAATTGGTTAATTATTTATTTATTAATTTTACTAATCTAGATTCTAACTTATTAAGTTGTGAATCCATTTCTCTATGTATGTTCTCAATTTGATGTGAAGTACTATCGTACATCTCATTTAATTGAATTGATTGTTCTTGATTTACATCTTGTAAATCTTGTTTTATCTGTTTGAATCGATTTGAAACCCTAGTAACAAAAACTGCCACTAAAGTAGTTAAACCTGATCCAATCAGGGTTCCTATAATTATATCTAAATTTTCCATAAGCGTTATTTTTTAGTTAATTTAGGACTCATCAATTTTAATATTCGTCTCCGTAAATGTTATATTTTTTAATTGGTTCAGGTTTTACCTCTTCTTCAGTAGTTTTAATAGCATATAATTTACTTCCTAAAGGATCTAACCTATATTCACCTTTAAAGGTAGTAACCCCTAGGTAGGCTTCCAAAACATCTGTTAAAGATTTATGGATAACTTTTTTAGAGTCATCCACTAGAGTCCATCTGTCTCCAGGTGGTACTCTAGTAGCAATTAACTCATTTCTTTCTATAACCTTTGTTTTCATATTTCGTCTTTAACTACTGTTAGCAAACAGCAGATTGTTAAAAATATTAATTTTAAAATCATATTACATCATCCCTCCCATCATTGCTGCTGGGTCTATTTGTGGTGAATTGTTTTCTGATGGTTTATCAACAATTGTAGCTTCTGTTAATAGGATAGTTCCTGCAATTGAAGCTGCATTTTGTAATGCACTTCTAGTAACTTTAAACGGATCTATAATACCAGCTTCTTTAAAGTCTACCATTTTGTCTTGTTTAATATCATATCCCGTCCAATCATCACCATCTAGTTCTTCTGTAAGAGAATCTATTGCTGTTGAATTATACCCTGCATTTGATAATATTTGTTCGAATGGTTTTTTACATGCCGTTTTAACAATGTTTACTCCAAATTCAAAATCATCATTTCCATTGGATTCTACAAATTGTGTAGCTCTTACTAATGCAACTCCACCACCTGGTAGGATGCCTTCTTCAATTGCTGCTTTTGTAGCATTTAGAGCATCATCTACTCTATCTTTTTTCTCATTCATTTCAGTTTCAGTATTTCCACCTACATGAACAATTGCTACTCCACCTATAAATTTAGACATTCTATCTTGTAATCTTTCCATTTCAAATGGTGTTTCAGCTCTTTCTATTTGGTTAGCTAATTCTTCTACTCTAGCAGTAATTGCTTCTTCTGAACCTTTACCGTCTACAATAGTTGTTTTTTCTTTAGTAATAGTAGATACTCTAGCTTCACCAAACCATTCCCAACTAAATTTTTCAAGTTTCATACCTTTTTCTTTACTGAATACTTGACCTCCAGTTAAAATAGCTATATCCTCTAACATTAGTTTTTGTCTATCTCCAAATTCGGGAGCTTTAACAGCACATACTTTTAATGTACCTCTCATTTTATTTACTATAAGAGTAGCTAGTGCTTCATTATCTATATCTTTAGCAATGATTAAAAGTGATTTATTTGTATTTGATACACTTTCTAGTATTGGTAATAATTCTTTTACTTGTGTAAAAGTATGATCTGCTATTAAAACATAACAATCATTTAAGGTAGTAGACATTGTATTATTATTAGTAACAAAATAAGGTGATTTATAACCTCTATCAAATTGCATACCCTCTACTGTTTCTAAATAAGTTTCACCTGTTTTAGACTCTTCAATATGTACAACACCTTCTCTACCTACTTTTTCCATTGCCGTAGCAATTAATTTACCTATTGTTTCATCATTATTAGCTGATATAGTAGCTACTTGTTCTAATTGTTCCTGAGATGAAATATCTTGCTGGAATGGAGTTAAATGATGAACTACTTGCTCTACAGCAGCATCTATTCCTCTTTTAATATCAACAGCATTTGCCCCATTATCTAAAGCTGATAAGCCTGCTTTAACCATTTCCCTGGCTAATAAAGTAGAAGTAGTTGTACCATCCCCTGCATTGTCTGCTGTTTTAATAGCTGCTTGTTTAAGCATTTGAACTCCTAACTCTTCAGTTGGTTCTTCTAATGAAATACTTTTTGCTACTGTTACACCATCTTTTGTTGATTGTGGTGTTTGACCTGGTTTAGAAATAACAACATTTCTACCGTTTGGACCTAATGTAGATACTACAGCATCTGCTATTTGATCTATTCCTTTAACTAATTTTTTTCTGGCTTCAGGGCCGAATTCTATAATTTTACTCATTTTCTTTAATTTCTTTTAAATAATATCTTCTAATTGCTTTACCTAATTCTTGATCATTAGGATATTTTCTAACTGATTGGTGTATAAACCAATGAAGTAATTCTTTTTTATCACTCATTTTTTAATCCATTGATTTTATAGCATCAAAATCTTGTTCTGATACTTCAGTTTCTGCTAAAACATCTTCTACTGATGATGTATTTTTTACTCTTGCTAAGATTTGTTGCTCTTGACCAATGTAGTATTCATCTCCTTTATGTTGTAGTTTTGTAAAACCTACTGTGGGGAGAATTACTGTATCTCCAATTTTGATTTCAGTTTCAATATAACCTACTCCAGCTACATGCCTTCCAGGTCCTACAGCTACTACTTCTCCATGTTCGTTTCTGTCTTTACCTAAATCAGGTACTACTATTGAACCATATTGGGTTTCCTCTTCCTCTAGAGGTTTAACTATAACTGCATCGAATAATGCTTCTAATTCCATAACTTAATTTAATTTAATGTTTGTGGGTAATATAATAAAAATAGTTTAATAAGCAAACCTAGGATACGGTTTTCTTTATTTTATTGTTACTATTTTTGTTTTTTTATCTTCTGATGTTGGAATGAATAAATGAAGTAATCCATTTTCCATTTTAGCTTCTATTTTTGACAAATCAAATTTAGCTGCTATTTTATATCCTAGTTTAAAAGACCTTTTAGCTAGTCCTTTATAGATATAACCCTCATATGATTCTTCTTCTGTTGGTTTATCATAAGATATATTTAATTGATCTCCATCAATTTTTAACTGTATATCTTTTTTAGTTAAACCCGTACAGGCAATCTCAAAATTGAGACCGTCATCATCATAGAATATATCTAGTGGGTGTGGTTGTTTATTTTCGAATGTTGTTGGTTGAAATGTTCCTTCTGCTTGAAAGAAATTTTTGAATAAAATGTCGAACGGTGTACGTTCATGAAATAATGTACTCATATCATTTAGTTTTGTGGGTGTCTTAACTACCCTGTTATTAAATTACTAAGCTCCCATTT